GCCGAAATCAACTCAGCAATCTTGTTGGCTCCGGCTCAAATTGAACGCGCTTCGCAAGTTCAAGAGCGAGAGCAAAACCGTAACGCCCTAGCGAGGTAGTCATGCTTCAAGGCGCACTCAAGTCTAAGACTGTTTGGTGGAATGTCCTGCTTGCCGTCCTTGGCGGCCTTGAACTTGTAGGCGGTCATATGACCGTGCTGTGGGGGCAGGAAGTGGCTGCGGCGATCCTAATGGTCGGCGCATTGGCAAACCTTGTACTGCGGGCTGTCACCACGCAGGCGCTTTCGGAGAAGTGACGTGGACTATCAGGCGGCTTTCAACATTGCGATGGCAGTTGCAGCAGCGTTTGGCGGTTGGACCTTGCGCTCGATTACGACGAGCCTAGAGAACCTTCAGCGCGACCATAAAGAGATGCTGAACCAGTTTGTGCGCCGCGATGACTACAAGTCCGCCTTGGAGCGTATCGAGCAAATCCTGACCCGAATCTGGGACAAGTTGGACGAAAAGGCCGACAAGTGATGTGGGCGGCATGGCTGTGGCGTTATGCGCCACACGCGATTTTGTCAGCAGGGTTGGGGCTATTGTGTATATACGCCGTATATACATTTCGGGAGCAGGGACGTGCGGAACTTAGGCCGCAAATTGAACGACTGGAGACCGCCTTGGCTGCGGAACGGACTAACCGAGCGCGTGCTGAACGTGCTGCGAATTCGTACCAGTCCGAGATGGAGCGCCTTCGTGAGCGTACTCTTAATCGTACTGTTAATCGTACTCCTGTCCGGCTGTGCGTCACCCCCGACCCCAAGGGTGGGTCAGCCCCCGAAGGAACTAATGATCCCGCCCCCGCCCCCCGGAGCGATGACGGATCGGCTAGAAGCAATCCTCAAGCGGGGCCAGACATCGGAGCCGAACTCTACGCCCTAGTCGCCGCCTGTGACGCAGAGAACGCTAAACTGCGTGCCTTGCAGGGGTGGATAAAAGACGGAGGTTAGCGTGGATTGGGCACTCGTTCCGAACTTTAAGGCCGAAGAGTTCAACTGCTCGCACTGCGGCAAGAACGAGATGCGGCAGGAGTTTATGAACAAACTCCAAGCCCTGCGAAACCTCTACGGCAAGCCGATGACGATTACCTCCGGCTACCGTTGCCCCAAGCATCCTATTGAGGCTAAGAAAGCCAAGCCCGGAGCGCACGCTTCGGGCTGCGCCTGTGACATTGCTGTGGTCGGTGCGGATGCACACCGACTATTGAAGTTAGCCTTTCAGATGGGCTTTACTGGTGTCGGTGTTCAACAAAAAGGTAATGGCCGCTTCATACACTTGGATACTTTGGAGGGCGGCTTAAGACCTGCGTTGTGGTCGTATTAGGGGGCAAAGATGAGAACAGACGGCATACCTGAACACTTCCAACTAGCCGGTCATACCATTAAAGTCAAAGTAATTTCGCCCTCTAAGTGGCGTCACGGCAAAAATTGTGTTGGAATGTGGCTTCCAGACAAGTACGAGATACATATCGTAAGTTCTTGTAAAGGCACAAACCGGCAGCAGGTGTGGGCGCATGAGGCAATCCACGCGATGCTTGACATCGCTGGTCATGATGACCTTAGTCGCGATGAGCAATTTGTGGATCGGATCGGACACTTGCTGCAACAGATGCTCACTACTATGGGGTAAGCAATGCAGTCCAAGGCCACCGATGATCAGATACTAGCAGCACTACAGGAATCAAACGGGATACGGGCACAGGTTGCCGCTAAGTTCAAAATGAACGAGCGGACGCTGCTGATGCGGCTAAAGCAGATGAAGGAAAAGGGATACATCATCCCTAAATCCAATTATCAGCAAGGCACTGTTATCGACAAGGGTGACTACGAGTTCACCCCCATCCCAGACGACGACGTTCCCATCGAGGAACTGATTGCCCAGCGCAAGCGCAAGTTCCAACACAAGCGCGAACACGAAGAAGCCAGCAAACTTATTCCGATTAGGGTCAAGATGGCAGGGGCTATCGGCATCCTGCACTTCGGCGACCCGCACGTAGACGACGACGGCTGTGACATTGAAGCCATCGAGCGTCACACTGACCTGGTGAACCGCACCGAGGGATTGTTTGCGGCGAACGTGGGCGACACCACAAACAACTGGTGTGGCCGTCTCGCCCGCCTCTACGCCGACCAGACGACCTCAGCGGCACAGGCTTGGAAAATAGCCGAGTGGTTCATCAACCGCTGTGACTGGCTCTACATGATTGGCGGCAACCACGACTTGTGGTCAGGCTCAGGCGATCCGCTGCGCTGGATAGCCAAGCAGCAGTCCGCCCTCTATAAGTCCTCAGAAGCCCGTATAGCCCTTCAGTTCCCGACCGGCCTAGAGGTGCGGGTCAACGCTCGGCACGACCACAGCGGCTCTAGTATCTGGAACCCGGCACACGGCCCAATGAAGGCTGCGCTGATGGGAACCCGTGACCACCTATACGTGGCCGGTCACAAGCACGAGTCGGCGTATAGCGTTCTGAAGGACGCGATCAGCGGCATTACGATGCACGCGATGAAGGTTGCGTCGTACAAGATTTACGACCGCTACGCCAAGGAGCGCGGGTTCAGGGACAACTGCCTGTCGCCCTGTGCGCTGACGACGATTAACCCTGCGCTACCGCCTGACCATCCAGACTTGGTGAAGGTGTGGTGGGAGCCGGAGGAAGGGGCTGACTACCTGACATACTTGCGGCGGCGCTAAATATCTCAGCCCGTTCGCGGTTTGCACGCAGGGTGCAATACCGCTGGTGCAGGCGCTTAAGGAACGTGGATCGCCGCTGACCGGCAATCTCCTCGTCCAAGAGCGCCTTGACCTCGGCCTCGTTAAACAGATTCAGGTTTTGGTTCAATACGCGCCAGTTCTTCATGGCCGTATTGTAAATGAATTATTTAAGGCGCTGCAAGTAAAGGGCTTGTAGGGCGCATACGGTGTCGTCGGGGTCACGGGCTTCGTACCACTCGCCCCTAGGCTGGAATAGCCCCTGAAAGCGTTTTTGGCCTTCTGATAGCCGCCCACCCTTCGCCTTGACCTCTATCCAGCAAATCCACGCCATACCGTCGTGCATTGGCTTTACGGCCAACAGGTCGGGGATGTCGTGCCCTGCTGAGGCAAAGTCGATGACCTCGAAGTTGGCCTTCCGTAAGGCTTCTACGATCTCGGTGTGGTTGTTGTCTCGACGTTTGGCGTAGCGCATTTTTAACCAAATAACTCAAAATTCTGATAAGCCGCTATTGCGGATTCAGACCAGTATGCCGCACTTGCGTGACGTTCAATTCGCTCCATTAAACACACGGCACGAACATACCGCGATGTCATCGCATACGGCCCTTTCCACGCCGTATCCATGCCGACATTGCGCGAGACGTAACAACTATCTGCACTGGCTAATGGTAACTTGCTGAAAACACCGGGGTCTAACATTCGCAAGCCATGCAATTTAACCCTAGGATGCCCTTGTTCGTCGCAAATCACCCGCATTGCATCTGCAATACGTTTCCACCACAAATCGTTCCCAACGCTGGCGTAAGCCCCAGAGGAACCCAAGGCAATCCGAGGATATTCTAAAAGGCGTTCAAGTCGATCCAGCGACTCATGCATGTGCCATACCGGAACAGATGAATGTTTCGGCAATCCCCAATCTCGCAGCAAAGCGTCATTGTCGCTTTCAGTGCCATCAATCTTGTCCGGTATAACGCACCAATCAACTGCGGGATGTCGAATCCACTTTTCGGCCCAATTTGCATACCCGGAAAAATCATACGTCTTGTTTTGACGCCACGCGCTGAATGCCCCGTTGTCTAGAACAACGGACTGGCAAATCTCTGCTGCAATTTCAATTTGCTGCGGGTGCTCATAACTAACCATTGCATGTCGCGCCGCAAACGACTTAATCATGTCGCCGATTGGGGTCATGGGTGTTCCGTGATAATGAATCATGGAACGTGCTTCCATCGTTTACGAGCCATCACATCCTTGACGGCTTTCTGGCTGACCCCGTATTTACGGGCTAATGATTTGTCAGTTAATTTATTACGCAGTGCTTGAGCCTTTCTGATTTTTTTCACAATCTCAACCGTCATCGTGGCGTTTGGATTTTCTTCACCGATTTTGCCCCATGCCATTGCTTCATCCCCTGTTCGTCATTGATTCCTGCGGTTTACACCTAGCCTTTAACTTGGTCACACCTGGCTCGCCCCACAACTCCCGCACCATGCCTCGGATATGCGGGTCGCCGTATGCCTCGGTGGCATCGTCTAACGAACGCAGGATGTCGCCCACGTAGTTCTTGAGCCACGACGTACGTTCCGCACGTTGCTGCCAATCGCCTACGCCGATCCGAGCAAGGTACGCATCGGCTAACCGCAGTTTGCCGAACGGGGTTGTGATGGCGCTCTCCCAATACCGCATGTTGGCTTGGGACGACCACGAGATGTCGCTGCTATTAGTTACGGGATTGTTCATCGACCTTCAGCACGCATTGAATTTGATAAAGACGCAAAGGCGGAATCTTGTCCTCTTTGAACCAGCGCAGCACAGCCTGCCTGGTCACGCCCAACGCCCGAGCAATCTCGCTCTGGGAGCCATAAATCTTCAGTAATTTTTTCGGTGTCATAGATTGCACAGTAACAGGTGTTGACAGGATCGTCAACGGGAGTATACTGCACTTCGGGGATTGGCCCCGTAGGAGAAAGACATGGAAGATGATTACCGCATCTTGGCCGAGCAGGAACGCGACCGACTCATGGAGTTGCACTGCCGCGCCGAACACGCCGCCTTCAACGTCATCGAAGGCTTAAACGAACTCAACCGCATCGAAGCCGAAGGCGCTTTCAAACTGCACCAAGCATTTGCCGAGTGCATCGCTGCTATTGATGCTATGTCCGCCAAACTGAGGAACCCGCAATGAAGGTCTACGAGAAGATTGCCG